AATTACTTCGCTTTGCGAAGTGATTTTCCATTGAGTGCTTGGTGGGGGAGGTATGTGGTAATTTATTGCCCTTACGGGTATGGTGTGACCCCCTTCCATATACGAGGTCTGGTAAATTATTTCAAGGAAAAACTTGACAAAACCGCCTTTATGGTATATACTTGCAACATCGAGACAGCGAAACCTATAGTTTCCCTGTCTCTTTTTGTTTTCTACCTGTGAGCTGGATCCCCTCACAGCCTCGAGGAGCGTTGGGTGGCCACCTCATCCCAACGCTCCCTCTTTTAGGAGATATATATGGCTAGAGAACCAGTCCTTACCATAAAGCATTATAAAGCATTAGAGCTTATAGAAGAGGGTATCCTCAAGTATAAGGAGATTGCAGCGGCTTGCGGGTGGAAGCCCTCTTATTTATATGCTCTAATAGAAGGGGATGAGCGTACTGCTGGTTCCATAGTTCACCTCTTTCAGGCAGAACTGGCTAAAATGCAGGCTAGGTTCTCCGCTCAGGAGAAACAGCTTAACAAGGATAATAAGAAGAGAAGCCAGCTTCTGCTCAATAACCGCCTCAAAGACCTACAAAAGGGTCCTATCACGGAAAAGAAGTCCTACGAGATATCTCGCATATTGAACACTCTTGCCAAATCCACACCTAATGTGGAGATGTCTTTCTCGTATTATAAGGGTTTAACCAAAGAGGAGCTTCAGAATGAGTTCAAAAAGCTCTCAGCGATCGCTCAAAGGGCACTTAACCCAAGAGGAATTCGAAGCCTTGGGCAGGAAGGATCAGGAGAAGTATCTTGATCTGCTGAATGAGGAGATACAGTATCGTAAGTCTAAGCGACTTCTGTACTACGAACCTCATCCTAAGCAGCTTTCCTTTCACAAAGCCTCTGCTCAGACCAGGGCTATCTTCGGTGGAAATCGCTCTGGTAAGACATATGCGGGGGGAATGGAGTTCCTTTTCCATATGACGGGTATCTATCCTGGGTGGTATCCTGCTGCTCAGCGGTATAAGGGCCCTGTAATGGGGCGTATAGTAGCAAAGGACTTCCAAAAGGGGGTAGGTGAGGTTATTATCCCCTTCCTCGATGAAAACCTTGATTCCTCACTTTTAGCTAAAAACGGCAAGAAACGCAATCCTATGGGCGTTCCTATCAAGTGGATGCTTAAAAACGGCTCTCAGTTCGACATACTGTCGTATGAAATGAACACAGAGAGCTTTGAAGGTTGGCGGGGTCATTGTGCTTGGTTTGATGAACCACCTCCGAGAGACAAGTATATAGCCACATTGCGTGGACTAGTAGACTTCAGAGGGAGAGACTGGCTCACTCTCACCCCTTTGACCCAGCCATGGATTTATGATGAGATATTTCTTAAAGCAGATGGTAAAAAGGTGTTCGTAGAAGTCGTGGATATACGAGATAATACCAAATTACCCGGTGGAGAGCGGGCGATCAAGGAATTTGAGGAGAAATTGACCGATGAGGAGCAGGAAGCACGTCTTCATGGACGTTTCCTGCACCTTACGGGCCTGATTTACAAGGAATTTGACCAAAATCTCCATATTTGTGAGCCTCCGAAGGTGGAAAAGCACTGGACGAGGTACTTTTGCATAGATCCTCACCCAAGAACGCCTACTGCATGCCTCTGGCTAGCTGTTGATCCTAATGAGAACCACTATCTGTATGATGAATTGTGGTTGAAGGACATGGATATAGAGCAGGTAGCCCACGCTATACACGCCCAGGAGGGCGATCTCCCTCCCTCCAGGCGGTTCATAGACCCTGCTATGGACAAGGAGAACCAGCTAGCCGGAGGATTTAATATCCGCAAGGAACTGATGAAATATGGGATTTTCTGCGAAAGGGCTAACAATGATCCTGATTTGGGCAAAAGTCGTATTAAAGCGGCTTTGAAGCCTAAGTACGTACATCTCTACGGTACAAGTCAGCCTCAGCTTAATATCTCACGTTTCTGCCAGAAAACCATCTATGAGTTCCAGCATTACATATATAGCGAGAGAAAGCACAATACGGACCAGTTTGATGAAAGAAACACGGCTAGAAAGAAGGATGATCACTTTATGGACTGTTTGCGGTATATCTACAATGCGGGGCCTACATATGTCCAGCCGGAAGAGGATGAGTCAGAAGTCTCATATGCGGGAGATTACGCTAAGTATCCGGTAAAGAGTCCCAGTAAGGGTTCTTATCATAGCCTTGTTGAGGAGAGGAGATAGCTATGGCACTACCTAATGACCACCACCCACATAATCAGAAGACAGATGTCAATTATAGGCAACATCAGCGTTGTAAGTCCTGCGATCACTTTAGGCCTATGAGTACTTGTGAGAGGGTGGATGGTAATATTTCTCCTGATAACGTATGTGACTTATGGGAGATAAGGTCTATGAACCCACAAGGTAAGGACAGAGAGTACTACGAGAGCGAATATAACAAACTGCAGAGGCAATAATGAGTGGTTTCTTTAAGGCTATGCCAAATTGTAACCAGGCTTATAACAAAGATGCCAGTGGGCATGAGTATTTTGGCAAGGCTCCCAGGGGAGCAACGACTGCAGCTGCGTTGTGGCAGATATTCAAAATAGAGTATGATGGAGATAATTGGGTTATTAAGTGGCCTGATGGTAATGATGAGCCTAAGCATGTGTGGGATGATGTTGAGAGTTTGACGTATACACTGTTAGCGGAGAGATGATGGCTTGGAAAAAGAACCCCTTTACTGATGATCTGGACTATTACGATGATACTGTTGCGGCTACGGGTGCGGCTGGTGCTACAGGCAGTACGGGTGATGACGGTGTAACGGGGAATACTGGGGATACAGGTTTAGGACTTACCGGAGATACGGGAAATACGGGTTCTATGGGCTCTACAGGCTCTACAGGCGGCCCTGGTGACACGGGGGACACTGGGGGTACCGGAGGTATGGGTTTGACGGGGGACACAGGAGAGGCCGGGGAAACGGGCCAAACTGGTGATTCTGGCGGAACTGGAGATGCGGGGGCAACAGGAGAGACGGGGCCCCCATCTACCGGGGATACTGGTGATACGGGCGGTACAGGTGATACTGGCACTCCAGCTGGGAATGATACTGAGGTTCAGTATAATGACGGTGGTTCTTTTGGGGCTGATGCTGGGTTTGTTACAGATAAAGCGGGTTCGATAACGCTTACTGGGGATATTAATGTCAACGGAGCGTCTCTTTTAGGAACTGATACAGCTTTAGATGCAGACGTAACAGGCATAACAGGAACTCCAAAGCTGGCAATAGTTTCAGATAACAACGCAGCTCATAGTGTTGTCAATGTAGGAACTGGTCTTCACGCAGTTGGTCCGACTCGTAATTTCTTCAAGACGAGAAGCACGGGAACCGATGCAAATACCGTTGTCGCAGATGATGACTCTTTAGGTAAGTTTGACTTTTTCGGAGCTGACGGAGCCGCATATAAAGTTGGTGCGAGGATACAGGCATTTGTGGACGGGACTCCTGGAACGAATGATATGCCAACAAGATTAGTGCTTTCTACTACGGCTGACGGAGCAGCTTCACCGACAGACCATATGACAATTTTAGAGTCAGGTAAGGTAGGAATAGGCACAGCAACTCCTGACAGAAAATTAGATGTTGAAGATTCTACAACTCCACAGATGAGGCTAACTTATGATAACACTAATTATGTAGATCTACAGGCTACTTCAGGTGGCAACCTAACATTCACTCCCACTGGTGGTGCAGTGGACTTTACAGCGACGCTACTAGTAGATGGAAACATGAGCGTAGATTCAACAGTTGAAGCAGTAGGTACGTTCCAAAGCACAAATAATTTCCCATCTATTCAGATCAAGGGATTGAGTGCTAACTCTCACCCATTCGTTAGCTTTAGGAATTCGGCAGGAACTCAGATAGGTGCAATTGGAGTTGATGAGGCGAATGACATTCTTACGTTTGGTAGGGCTTCGATCAACAATGATTACATGGTTATTGATAGTAGTGGCAACGTAGGCATAGGAACAGCAGCCCCCGGTCATCTCCTTGAGATAGACGAATCAACCAGCGGAAGTGATGCCATTCTTGAAATTAAACAAAGTGGTGATACTGGTGACCCTAAACTACGTTTCTATGCGGTAGATCAGGTTGTGGCTAATCGTATATTTGAATGGTCATATGATGGTTCAGAGGGTGAGTTTACTCTGGCACGACTTCACAATGACGATAGTGTACAGCTTGATAATATTATAGTAGCGGATGTTAATGGTTATGTTAGCATCGGTGGTGTGGATAATACATCTGTGTTTACTGTCCACGATATAAGCAATGTTCCAGTTGTTGATATAGATAATGACGGAACCAATCACGGTCTATATATTCATCAGGATGGCGTATTGGCAGGCTCAGACCATGGTTTGTATGTCTACTCTAATGCTAACCAAGCTAATGCACATTTAGTTCATTTTCAAAGTGACCATGCTTCTTCTGCTTATCCTTGTTTCGTAGTTACGATGGACGGAGTTGGGAGTGGACAACAGATAGAACAAAACGGAACAGGCAGTGGGCTTATAGTAAACCAGAATGGAGCAACTGCTGCAAGTAAGTATGGTTTAAAAGTCTACTCTAATACCACTCAAACTGCAGGTAACTTGTTTCGTGTCGATGATGATGATGCAAGTACTTCACATACGGTTGCTTATTTTAGAAATGATGGGACGGGTCAATGTCTTGCACTTGACCAAAATGGGGTATTAGCAGGAGGCAAAAATGCTTTATCGATTTCATCAGGTGGTGCCCAGACAACCTCACATCTTTCCTATTTTAACTTATCCCACGCTAGTTCCGATAAGGCGTGTATAGCATTAGCACAAGCTGGTTCTGGTGTTCAGATAGATGGTGCAGGGGATGAGAACCTTTCCAATGCGGGTGTGTGGACAGACAGAAGCTCTACCTTTGCGGATAAGGAAGGTGTACAACTCATAGGTTCTGGTTATGCTGATAAACTCAAGAATATGAACCTATATTCCTATCAGAAAAAGGCAGAGATTTATGGCAATAAGATAGAATTTGAAGAAGAGGTTGATGGTCAAACAATCAAGATTAAAAAATATTCTAAAGAAAAGAAAAAACTTAGTGCTAAAGAATACATAGGACTGATTCTCGATGATCCCACAACTCCAGAAGAACTCATATCACGGGATTTTGATGGTAATATGAGAGGTAAATCAGGAACTCAGATAGCTGAATTTTTATTGGTTGTGTGTAAGGAGCTGGTAAACAGAGTAGAAGCATTGGAGGGGTAACATGCCTACATGGATTGATGGACCTTATGGGGAAGATAAGCAATATCAGACTATGATGGTTTTACGGGGTGATAAGATAGCTTACGCCAAGAAGAGAATCGCAGTGAAGAGAATTCCGGTCACGATAAGAAAGAATATGATTGTAGATGGAAAGGTTCTGACGAGATGATAACCTGTACGTTTGTTTCTATCATCGGGAAGGATTTTTGCCTTAAGGAGTGGTATGAGAACTTACGGAGGATTGAAGTTCCGAAGGGTGATATGAAGCTGCTATGGGTTGTGGGTAGACACGTGGAAGATCAGGTCAGGATGTGTTTTGATGAGTTTAAGGTTGGGTTTAAAGAGAGCGAGCTTCTTGTGAGTCCTTTTAGGTTTTACTCTCATAGGGAGGAATCTACCAGCCCAGAAGGGTTTTCCAAGAAGAGGTGGGGCGTAGCATTTAATATGAACCTTGTGAACCAATATCGGAAGGGGGATTTGTTTGTGGTGGAGGATGATATATTCCCGCCACCTGATGCTTATTCGAAGCTTTCTACCTTGGTTCGTATCCCGAATACAGGTGTTGCTACAGGTGTTGCCCGTTCATTTAAGGCTTTAAAGTCACCAGATACCTACTCAGCTTGGATATTTATAAAGAAGCCTGTTATTTCAAGGGAGAACATAGCGTTGATAAAAGAAGAGGTTGGTAACTTCGACTTTTATGATTACCAGATAGTCCGCATGCCTGATGGTGAGGGAGTGGAAGATATCCATGCTTCAGGTACTGTTTGTACTTATATAAATGAAGCAGCTCTTAAGGATTATATCTTCAAGGGTGAAAGTAATATGTTTACAGGCCAGGATGTTAACTTGGGTTGGCATGTGACGCATGAGTTGAATTTGAGATATCTGGCAGATTGGTCGATTAAGTGTGAACACTGGGAGCTTGATGCCCAGGATGATATTAAAATAAAATAGGAGGATAAGATGGCTCATACTGCTGCGAACACGTATAAGACAAACCCTGTGATTATTGAGGTCTTCAATGCGGATATTGATCTCAGTAATGAGATAATGGGGAAAGCGGGTACTCCATTAAAAATCCGGATGATAGATTTTCATTCTGCCGCTGCTGGAGATGTCTTTGCTTTACAGGAAGATCTCGGTACAACCGGGACTGTTGTAGTGCAAATGGCTATGAATGTTAACGGTGGGAATACATCTAAGTATTTTGGTCCGTTAGGACATACTTTCCAGAAGGGTCTTGTGTTTGACACATCGGAGGTTAACTCAGGGCTGGGTGCTGGGGATAGAGTACTTATCTACCTGGCATAGGAGGATCTATGGCTGACAAATTAAAAGACTCTATGGTCGATCATGTAGTGACTGAGTTTCTGCGTTATGAGAGCTATCATAGCGAGAGGTTTCAGAAAGCTGAGAAGATTATTGACTACTGGCATAATAAGATTCCTAAGAAGGGTTATAGCTGGCAGAACAATATAAATGTGCCTTTGATGGTTGAAGGGGAGCAAACTATCACACCTAGGCTCTTTACAGCACTCTTTCCTACTGATGCACCTATGGATGTTCATGTTGAAGGAGATGCTCCTCAAGAGCAAGGTATAATCATAAAGGGGATTATTCAACATCATTTCAGGGTTTCTAACGTTCAGGGTGAGACTTATCCCAGTCTTACGCAATGTACTTTGCTTGGTACGGGTTATGCTGAGGGTGGTTCCTGGTATGTTAGAAAGGGATGGCAATCTGATGATCAGGGAAACAGGTATTTTGTTCCTATAGAAGGTAGGCCTGATTGTAAGTTTGCTGACTTCTTTGAGATGTTCCCGCATCCAGCTAAACTCAGAGTGAGGGATCCTCTGCCTCTTATAAGGCGTAGATACATAGATGAAGAGTCATTGAAGAAATTAGCGGCTGATTCCAGGTTTGATTCAGAGAATCTTAAAGAAGCTCTCAAGACACAGTCACCCAACGCTGATAGCAAGTATAACCAGACTAAGGCTAAAGAATACGAAGTGTTAGATTACTGGGGACCGTGGGATGAGTCGTATAAAGACGGTGAAGAGGATAAGGTCAGGATAGCTGTCCCTTATTGGATTATCGTGATAAACAGAGATATAAAGCTGCGTGGCATACCAAACCCCTACAACCACCAATCTCCTCCTTTCTGCAAGTTCAAGCTCTTCGAAGATCCCAAGCCTAACTGGTTTGGTGTTGGTATAGGCCAAACCGGTATGCCCACGCAGGAGCGTATTAACAAGATAGTGAATACACGTCTTGATAATGTTGACCTTGTACTTAACAGGCAGGGTTGCTATAACGGTAACGATCCTCTTATCAACACGAAGAAACTCCAGATGTCAGAGCCTGGTAAGTGGCATAGAGTATCTGACACGGTTACTTCTTTGAGATGGATGGATATACCTGATGTGACTCAATCAAGCTATAAAGAAGAAGAGACAGCGAAGAACGACTTTAGGGAGTCGACAGGAGCTATAGCTAACCTGATGCCTGAAGTGGGTAGTGAGCATCGTACGGCTATGGGTATCCAGCTGTTACAGGGTGCTGCAGGTATGAGGTTCAGGCCTGTGCTGAGAAGGCTTGAGACTGACCTTATTGCTGAGCTTGCTATGTTCTTCTTCTCTAATCTGAAGCAATTTATGACTGAGGGAGAGT